CTCAATATACTGGTCAGTATAACGGATCTCAATTTACTAGAATATTTACCGCTCAGTATAACGGATCTCAATATACTAGACAATTTACTAGAATTAACTTTACTAGAATATATTCTGCTAATTATGCTAGAATTAATCCTGGTCCTCAATATACTGGTCAGTATAACGGATCTCAATTTACCAGACAATTTACTGGGCAATACAATGGATCCCAATTTAACGCTCAGTATGCTCGATTAAATACTGGGCCTAATTACGCTCAACAGTATAGCAGGATAACGCCTGGACCTCAGTATAGTGTTAACTTTACAAGACAGTTTACTGCACAGTATACAGTTAACTTCTCAAGGATTACAACCGGGCCTCAATATAGTGTTAATTTTTTAAGACAGTTTACAGCCCAATATAATCTGCAATATACTAGACAGTATACCGCACAATATACAGATAACTTTGCAAGGCTGACTGTAGGAGATACTTTTAATAGGCTGGTAACAGGTCCGCAGTATACAGGACAGTATACAAACCAATTTACAGGTGCAACTGTAGGATCGCAAGAGTCGGTACAGATAAAAAGGCTATGGTTAAGAGTTGCATAAATAATTAAAATCATCTATAATAATGATACATAGTGGAGTATATTATGAACGAACGTAAATTTAAAGACCCTCTTTGGGAAGATCCCAATACAAAGCAGCGAGTTAGAGCCAGAGAAGTTAAAGAAGACGGAAGCGGCTCATTTGATATAATTGTTGATCGCAGTGATACAGAAACATGGTCATTATTAGTAGCACAATACAGTGAAGATTACATTAATGATGCAACTGATAAAGATATTGAAAAGTTTCGTAAAGAACGAGATCATAGAGAAACATATCGAGCTGAAGAAGAAGAGCGCCACCGCCAAGAAACATTGTTTGCGGAAAAGTTGGTAGCTTTTGAAATCCCCGAAATTAAAGAAAATAAAAATAAAAAGTTAAAGCGTAGACTCCGTAAAGCTCAAACGTTTACTGAAATATATGCTTATGCTGCAGCCATTATTATTGATTCTGATAAAGGCAGTACAGATGCGGCGTGAGAGTTATCATGAATATATGGCCAGATCTATTAAGGAATATAGAAGTCAGTGGATAAAAAGACCTACTGATACGCAAAGAATAGATGCTTTAGAGAAAAAAATTGAGGAGCTAGAAGAAGTTGTACGAAACAAAATATGATAAGGGCTTTATCATTGTAGCCACTCAGCATGCAATGTATAAGAATTCTGCTCTAGCCCTAATTGATTCTCTAGATGAGTATTATCCAGAATGTAAAGTTATGGTTGTTACTGTACCAGAGTGGGCGGAAGAGTTCAAAGAGTATGATCAAGTAGTTGAAGTACGAACTGACGGGCCTGATGAAAGACGCACTAAGCTATGGGCTCTTAAACATACTATATTTGAGAAAACTTGCTACCTAGATGCAGATATGGAGATTATTAGTCCTAGAATTAATGAAGTATGGGACCTATTAGATGATGATCATGATATGGCTTTTACTCTAATCTTCCCTCAATTCGGAGCTAGCACTGCTATCTTTGTAGAAGAAGGTAACCAAGGTATTAGAGATAATAATATTGAACGACATTTAAGATATCACGGCGGCTTTTTTGTATACTGGAAGAAAGAGTCAAAACCGAATAGTTTAGAAGCTGTTACTAAATGGTGGTCTTATTGGTTAGATATAAATAGTAATCAGGAATGGTGGGATAATAACCCTCAATATTATAATGTTAATAAGGGGTGGGATCAATTTACTTTGTGGTATATAATTATGAAAGATATGCCTGAATTAAAAATTAAAGAGATTGGTGCACTTGATGAAGAAGGGTTAAGGTGGAATTGGCATACTGTATATAAATCAGTTGTAGAGGCTAAAGAACCGATTATATGGCACAAGCCAATTAATAGAGAAGTTATGAATTCTGGTACACCAGATAGTTTTTACTCTAAAAATACCAAGAGAGGAACCGCTGGATAATGTTAATGCGTGAAATTGATTTAGTTAATGAGGAGCTATTATCTTTATTAGATAGTCTTAGGAAAGATGTGGAAGAGATAG